CTAGAGTGGATTCAACATCATTTACAATTAGTCAAGATTCAAACGGTAATGCTCCGCTTGCAGTTGGTGATTTGGTTGTTTCCACTGATTTAGATATTTGCATTCCTGATTCGGGAAACAGACAGAGCAGACTTACGAAGATCGTTTCGGTATCTTCCACAGCTACATCTGGTGTTTATACTGCAAAAGCAGCAAGACCGGTTCTTTACTACTCTGGAACTAATAACACAGTAAGAGTTCAGAAGTTTAAATCTATTGCTCAATTTACAACATCTTTTGAATTCACATACCTTAAAGGATTTACTCTAAAATCAACACATAGACCTAACGGAACAGACGCTAGAACTAATGAGATCCTAGATGTCCTTTATAATACAAATTTGGCTAAAACACTTGCACAAAAACAAGTAATTTCTTATAGATACATTATTGATACATTCAATGGAATAATAGGACCTGAATCTAAATCACAGTACAGTAGATTAGCTCAATTAAGAGGACAAGCTTTGGCTATTATCAATGCTCCTTCGCTAGAACAATTTAGAACTAGTACAAATCCAAGGTTTACCGATGCTCCTACTGCTACTAATCCTTATCCAATGGTGAAGGTACAATACATTACAACTGGGGGTAATCTATCTTTAAACCCTTCAGTTGTGTTCAGTTTACCGACAGAGGGAGATGGAGCTAAATACTCAGCTTATTATAGTCCTTATATTACGATCAGAGAGAACAATAAAAACATAAGCGTGCCCCCAGCGGCTTTGGTTTCGAATAATTTTGTTAGAAAATTTGCTACAGGAGAACCTTATGCAATTGTGGCTGGCCAGAAGAGAGGAACACTTAGCGGTGGAAGTATAGTAGGTGTAGAGTATGACTTCACTGACGACGATAGAGGAGATTTAGAAGCCTTTGGTATAAATCCGATAGTTAAGAGAAGAGGTTCAGGAGTAGTTATTATGGGTAACCAAACAGCTTACCAGCAAGTAAACTCTGCATTTAATTTGGTTCACGTAAGAGATCTTTTAATAAGCATAGAAAGCGATGTTGAAGCCATCCTTTCGAATTATTTGTTTGATTTTAATGATGATTCTATTAGACTTGAAATAAAGACCCTAGTTGATAATTATCTTGACGGTGTTAGAGCAGGAGGTGGAATTTATGCATATCAAACTATTATGGATTCCTCTAATAACACACAAGCTATCATAGACATGAACATGGGTGTTATTGATATTATTCTTGAGCCTGCTAGAGGACTTCAGAAGTTTATTAACAGAATCACAGTTACTAAAATAGGAGGTATAGCTGCCGGTGGATTCACCCAGTTTGCTTAATTTAAAGAATTAATCCTTTTTTAGGACACAAGATAAATATAAAAAAGACATGGCAGGATTATCACACTATCAGAATTCAATCTCGGCGATGAATAAATTCGAACCGGTATTTCTAAACCAGTTCGAAGTTAATATCATACCACCTTCCGCTATTCCTGGTGGAGAAATACTTCTTCAGCATGTTACCAAAGTTAGTGGTCTTGCTTTGAATAAAAATCCTGGTATAGTAACACAAAAGTATAAATTTGCTAAAAGAAACTATGCCGGAGCTAAACCCGATAACACATATATGGATGTGAGCTTAAGCTTCACTGTAAACTTAAACGAATCTAATTCCATGTACGTTTTTAAAACATTGAGACAATGGAGTGATCTTATCTACAATCCATTAACTGGTGCACAGGGTCTAAAAAGTGACTATACAGGAACAATAGTGATTTCCATGTTTAATAAGGCAGGTGATGTGTATAGAAGGGTAACTTGTAAAGATTGCTTCCCATCTAAACCTTTAACTGCTATGAGCTTAAACTACACATCAACCGATATTTACAAGGTAAACGATATGGTTTGGGCAGTTGATTACTGGGAAGATCTATTCCTATAAAAATATCATAGAAAATAAATGGCAGGCTTACCACATTTTACTAACTCCAGAGCGGCGATAAACAACTTCGAACCCGTATTTTTAAATCAGTTTGAGGTTTTAATAACACCTCCTGCTGGAATAATCGATGCAAATACAACATTCAAGGGGGAATCAATATTAACACAACAGGTTAAATCGATAAGTGGTTTAGCTGTAGATATACTCCCAGGAAACTCTGTTGAGCAGACGTATAAGTTTGCTACCCGCAGATACGCAGGAGGAGAGCCTTCAACCAGTGATATGACTTTAAGTATGGAATTTGAGGTTAACTTAAACAACCAAAATTCTATGACAGTCTATAAAATTTTAAGACAGTGGTCAGACCTCATATACAATCCTCTAACTGGAGCTATGGGAGTAAAATCTGATTATGTTGGTTCAATGGTAATCTCTATTTTCAACAAAAGAGGTGACGTTTTCAGAAGGATTAGAATGCCATCTTGCTTCTTGAACGATGCAATAAATACAATGGAACTTGACTACGAACAATCTGCTATATACACTTTAAGTGCTAGCTGGATCGTCGATTATTGGGAAGATCTTTTCATATAGTATTTTAATTTTATCGAGTTATAAAAAATAGAGGTCATTTTGGCCTCTTTTTTTGTTTTTTGGTATATAATAGAGAAAATTTTTTATTTTATGGATATGATTAATTTATCTCCAGAGGAGATATTAAAAAAAAGAGAAGAACTCGGTGGACTGGTTTACGATGAGCCCGAATCCGATTCTCCTGAACCTACCCCAGATCTTAGAAGCGATGAAATTCCTAAAATTGATGCACAAGATTCATCTGAATATTCGAATTCCCAAAGATCTTTTAATCCTGGTCAAGACCAAGATGATCAGGCTAAAACTTCTTTTGGCAAATCCCAAATTCATAAGCAAAACACTCTGTCTGAGAATGGGTGGAAAAACATACCAGTTGAGGCTTTACCAACCAGGGGTCAATACTATCCTTACGGAACAAGAATCTCTATTAGAGCAGCGGAAGTAAGGGAGATAAGACATTTTTCAACAATAGACGATGAGGATAGGATAGACATTGAGGAAAAATTAAGCTATGTTCTAGATAGATGTCTTAGAATGGAATTTCCTAATGAGGGATTAATTTCATATAAGGATCTAAAGCAAGAGGATAGATTTTATTTAATATTATCTATTAGAGATCTGACTTTCGTAAAGGGAGAGAACTCCATATTATTAAAGACTAAAAATAAGTGTAAAGAAACTCCAGAGTGTCCATTCAATAACGGAATAGAACTTAGAACAGGAGCATTAGATTCATATCGGATAGAGGAAAAAATCATAAAACATTATAACACTCAAACTGGATCCTTCGTTTTTAACATCAAAAAGACCGGTAAAAAAGTGGAGATGTTTATTCCTAGTATAGGAGTAACCCAAGCAATATCATCTTACGTAAGCCAAGCCTCCAGAATGGGTATAACGATAGACGAGGGATTTTTACAGATCTCCCCATTTTTATTTAATGACTGGAGGGATTTGAATTTTGATCTATACGTCAATAAAATGCGTGAGTGCGATTATCTAACAAAAGAAGAATATAGCGTTTTGTTTGAGCTTTCTCGAAGAATTAAGGTTGGAACTAAGATGGAGGTTAAGCAAAATTGCCCAATTTGCGGTGGAATGGAGGTCACCGCTGATATAACATTTCCCCAAGGGCTACGATCTCTTTTCGTTGTTTCAGATATCTTTGGAGAACTACTTTGATCTTAAATTTAGGCTCTGGAAAGAGCACGGGCTAGATCCTAAATGGCTAGAGACTATCCCATTTTACGAGTACCAAATATGGGTTGACAAATTAAACGAACTTATTGAAAAACAAAATCAAGACACTATGGAGAGCGAGGGTAAAAAGCAGGTCTTTAGTTTTACAAAATGATCTGTTTAAATATATATAGGAAGCCCAAATATTTAGTATAGATTAGTGATTCAAGAAAAAATTATATCCCAGTTATTAGACCCAAATAGAGGCATTTCTTCTGTTTTGGAATCAGAAATCTCAGACAAAGGATCTGT